GGAATACTATAGATTTTTTTAATAGCCAGTATATTAAACCTAAAGATATAATTTATGTTGATTATAATGGGGTAAAACTTAAAGTAAATCATCCATCAATTACATTATCTCATAAATCGAGATATGCCTATGATAATAGAGTAGGCAAACAATATAAACATTTTGTAGATATTGGTGCTATAGATTGGAAAAAGTATTTTACTATTATTAAAAAGATTAAATCTCAATGGGTTGATAATACATGGTATAATGAATTTTCTTAATATTTTACATATTTATATTAAAATCATTATAAATGTCTACTATAGTATTATTAAGCTGCACCAAATCTAAATTAGATAAGCCGTCTCAAGCGCAGGATTTATATTCTGCGTCGCCTACATTCAAAAAAACTTTAGAGTACGGTAAGTCGCTTAAACCTGACAAAATGTTTATTTTATCTGCTAAACATTATCTAGTTCCTTTAACTAAAGTCCTAGAACCTTATGATAAAACTCTTAAAGAAATGCCTAAAGATGAAAAAGAAGCTTGGGGTGCAGAAGTAGCAAAACAAATGAAATCTCAGGGCATTAATCCTGAAACTGACCATTTTATATGTCTAACAGGAACAGAATACATGAAACCCTTACTTAAATACATCCCAGAAGATAATATTGAAACTCCTATGGCAGGAAAACGTATGGGTGAACGTATGCAGTGGTTAAATACTCAAATTAAAAATATTAAAGAAATTGTTAAACATGTTAAAAAAATGATATATGAATACTTCTCAAAATAGGTTACAAAAATATATAGAATTATATTTAAATGATATTGAAGATTATGGAGAAGGCGCAGAGTATATTTTAGCTGAAAGTGCTTTAACTCCTCTTAAACAGCTTCTTGTAGAATCTTTGGATACCATAGATATTAATATTATATTAAGCGAAGCTTATAAGAAAGCAACACCTGCTAAACAGGAAATTATTAAAGATTTTATATCTTTTATAGAACAAACCAAATAAAATTTCCAATGGAAAACGTTACGAATATTGATTATAAATCAAGAACCCTTACATCAACTGATGGTAGGACTATTATATACTTTGATGGGAAGCTCCACTCATGGGATGAACCTGCTCTTAAGTATGCTAAGGAATTAAAGAAAAAAGACGAATACTATTTATATGGTTTTCAATACACTAAAGATGAATGGTTAGAAGCCCGTAGAGACAGACATGGAGTACCACCAGAAAAAAATCCACAAGTAACATCAAGATTTTAATATGAAAATAGGTTTATGTGGCACAGTAAGTGTCGGGAAAACAACATTAGTTAATGCTTTAAAAGAATTACCACAATTTAAAGATTATAAATTTTCTACTGAACGTAGTAAATATTTAAGAGATTTAGGTATTCCTTTAAATACTGATTCTACAATGAAGGGTCAAACTGTATTTCTATCAGAACGTTGTGCTGAATTAATGCATGAAAACTTAATTACTGATAGAACAGTTATTGATGTAATGGCTTTTACAAGTGCTGCTAAGTCTATAAAAGAGGCAGATAAAATTTCATATGAAGAGTATGCTCGTAATTTTATCAATGAATATGATTATATTTTTTATGTTTCTCCTGAAGGAGTAGAAATAGAAGATAATGATGTAAGGGAAACTAATGCTGAGTATAGGGACTTAATTGATTTTATAATTAAAGATATTTGTAAAAATTATAACCATAGAATTAAAAATTCTCATACATTATCAGGTACAACTGAGGAAAGAATTAAACAAATATTAGAAGTAATTTCTTTATAATATTTATATCAAAACCAATAACTTAAAAAATAAAAAAATGAACATTAATAGTGATTTTGATTTAAAAAAAGCAAAGAATTTTCTTTTAACTGAAAATTTTGATGCTTCTTATTTACAAGAAGACGATTTAGAAGAAAATGAAATGTTAGATGAAATGGCTTCATTCTATAAAGTAACAGATGATTCTCCAGAAGCTAAAGAAGCAATTGCAGCTAAAAAAGCAAAATTTAGACCTGGATCAGCTATGTATAACACATTAGATGCTTTAGAAAAAGAAGGTGAAGCTGATTATAAAGAATTTAAAAAAGCTACTATTAGCCCTGAAAATCCTCAAGGTAAAGATATCGCTACTTGGAACAATCCAAAATCAAGAGAAGTATTAGAAAAAGATTTAGCTCAATATATTGCTGCTTCATCTTCTCCAACAGCTGTAAGAACAGGACGTCCTGCAGATCCTAATAAACCTGCTGCTGAACCTAAAGAGCCAAAAGCTGCTAAAACTCCAGGAGAACAAAAAATTAAAATTACTCCATCTAAAGCTAAATCTGAACCATCAGCTGATGATAAAATCGATACTAAAGTTGAAAAAGACTCAAGAAGTAAAGATGAAATGATTAAAGCTTTAAGAGCTCTTAAAGATGAAAGATTAGAAGTAAACAAAGCTTTTAAAGGTGGTGATAAAACAGCTATATCTAAATTAAAAGACTTAACTGCTCAAATTAATAAATTAAGTAAAAAATTAGGAGTATAAAGCTTTCTAAATTAGTTATGTCTGAAATACAACAACAACTCCCTTTAAAGGAAATTATAAAATTAGAATGGATCCGCTGCTCGCAGGATCCAGTCTATTTTATGAAAAAATACTATTGGATTCAACACCCACAAAGGGGTAGGATCCAATTTAATTTATACCCATTCCAAGAAAAAGTATTACAGCAGATTCAAAAAAATGAGTATACAATTATTAACAAATCAAGACAATTAGGGATATCAACATTAGCATCAGCTTATTCTTTGTGGTTAATGTTATTCCAAAAAGACAAAAATATACTTTGTATCGCTACTAAGCAAGAAACTGCTAAGAATATGGTTACTAAAGTACGTTTTGCTTATGATGCTTTACCTAAATGGTTAAAATCTGGAGATAAACCATCAGAAAATAATAAACTTTCATTAAAGTTAAATAATGGTTCACAGATTAAAGCAGTAGGAGCGACAGCAGATGCTGGTAGATCAGAAGCTGTTTCTTTTCTTATTATTGATGAGGCGGCTTTTATTGAAGGTATTGATGAAATTTTTGCCTCTGCTCAACAAACTTTAGCTACTGGAGGACAATGTCTTGCTTTGTCTACACCTTATGGTACAGGTAATTGGTTTCATAAATCTTTTACTAAAGCACAAAATAAAGAAAACAAATTTGTTCCTTTATCTTTACCTTGGACTGTTCATCCTGAACGAAACCAACAATGGAGAGATGATCAAAATGAAATTCTAGGATTACGTCATGCCGCACAAGAATGTGATTGCGATTTTAGCACATCTGGAGACACAGTTATTGAACCTGATATGCTTAATTTCTTAGAAGCTTCATTTACATCTGACCCTATAGAAAGAAGAGGGATAGAGGGAGCTTTATGGATATGGGAAATACCTGATTTTACAAAAACTTATATGGTTGTAGCAGATGTTGCTAGAGGAGATGGTAGTGATTACTCGGCATTTCATGTGTTTGATATTGAGGCTGCTAAACAAGTAGCTGAATATAGAGCACAAGTTCAAACAAGAGATTATGCCCATATTTTATTTTCAATAGCAACTGAATATAATGATGCTTTATTAGTAGTAGAAAACGCTAATATAGGATGGAGTGTTTTAGAACATTTAATAGAAAGGGGATATAGAAATTTATATTACTCTTCTAAAGCCGATACTACAATGGGAGCTAATGAAAATCAATTAGCTAGAATGGAGAACGGGCAAGGTATGATACCTGGCTTTACAACTTCACAAAAAACACGTCCATTATGTGTTTCAAAATTAATTTCCTACATACAAGAAAAATCTGTCACAATACAATCTAAAAGATTGCTAGATGAGCTAAGAACTTTCGTTTGGAAACATGGCAAAGCCCAGTCACAAAACGGTTATAATGATGACTTAGTAATGGCATTCAGTATTGGTTTATTCTTACGTGATACTGCGTTAAGATTTAGACAACAGGGTATGGATTTAACACGTGCTACATTAGGTAGTTTTCATGTCACAACTCAACAATCTCCTGGTATATATTCACATAGTCCTCAAGCTCAAAATCCATATAAAATGGATAATGGTATGGGAGGGATGGAGGACATAGATTGGCTTCTTGGTTAAAACTTTAATATTTATTAATATATAATTAGATTTATGGTAGATACATCATTTTTTGGTAGATTACAACGATTATTTTCAACAGATGTTATAATAAGAAACGTTGGGGGTAATCAGTTAAAAGTAATGGATACAGACCGTATTCAACAACTTGGTACTATCCAAACAAACTCTTTATTTGACAGATACAATAAAGTATATACTACTACAGGAGGATTAAATTTTAACTTTAATAATGATACTTCATATCCAACTACTCGTATTCAACTTTATACTGACTATGAGTTAATGGATAGTGATTCTATTATTGCTTCTACATTAGATATATTAGCTGATGAAACTTGTTTAAGAAATGATATGGGGGAAGTATTACAGATACGTTCTTCTGATGAAACAATACAAAAAATACTTTACAATTTATTCTACGATGTATTAAATATTGAATTTAATCTTTGGTCTTGGACTCGTAATATGTGTAAATATGGAGATTTTTATCTTAAATTAGAAATATCAGAAAAATTTGGAGTATATGGTGTAATACCATTTTCATCTTATTCAATTATTAGACTAGAAGGTAGAAACCCAGAACGCCCACAAGAAGTAAAATTCAAATATGATCCTACTTTTTCATCTCAGCAATCTACAATGGGTCCTCAAAACATCTCTCAATATAGTCGTAACAACGATAGCGATATTCAGTTTGATAATTATGAAATGGCTCACTTTAGATTACTATCAGATTTTAATTATTTACCTTATGGTAGATCATTTATTGAACCTGCTCGTAAAATATTTAAACAATTAACTTTAATGGAAGATGCGATGTTAATACATCGTATTGTTAGAGCACCTGAAAAACGTACATTCTTTATTAATGTTGGTAATATTCCACCTAATGAGGTAGAAAATTTTATGCAACGTACTATTAATAAAATGAAAAAAACACCTTATGTTGATCCAAACACAGGTGAGTATAACTTAAAATATAATATGCAAAACATTCTTGAGGATTTTTATATTCCTGTAAGAGGTGGTGATGCAACAACTAGAATTGAAACTACAAAAGGTTTAGATTATACAGCTATTGAAGATGTTAATTATCTAAAAGATAAATTATTTGCTGCTTTAAAAGTACCAAAAGCCTATTTTGGATATGAAAAAGACTTAACAGGTAAAGCTACATTGGCAGCGGAGGATATTAGATTTGCTCGTACAGTAGAAAGACTTCAACGTATAATAATATCAGAATTAACAAAAATTGCCCTAGTACATTTATACGCGCAAGGATATGATGGGGAATCATTAACTAATTTTAATTTATCACTAACTGTTCCTTCAATTATATATGAGCAAGAAAAAGTAGCATTACTGAAGGAAAAATCAGCATTAGCTATTGAATTAATCCAAAACAAAATTGTTCCAACTGATTGGGTTTATGATAATATCTTCCATTTTAGTGAAGATCAATATGATGAATATAGAGATTTAATTATTGAAGATGCTAAACGTAAATTTAGACTAGATCAAATAGAAACTGAAGGTAATGATCCATATAAAACTGGAGAAGCTTATGGTACACCACATTCATTAGCATCACTTTATGGTTCAAGTAGATACCCAGGTACTGAAGGTACTCCTAAAGGATATGATGAAAAATCAGATACCTATCCTGAACAAGTATTAGGTCGTCCTAAAGAGAAAGCATCTAGTTATAATACTCAAGATAGTGCATTAGGTAAAGATAGATTAGGTAGGGATGCTATGAAAAAAGATGATTCTGAATCTAAAGGATTTAAAACTGCTTACAAAGGTGGATCTCCTCTAGCACTTGAAAATTTCAATACTCAGATAGCTTACAATCAAATGTCCAATTCTTTAAAAGATATGTTCCCTAAACAAAAAGTTAAATTATTTGAAGAAAGTAATTTATTAAATGAAGATAACCTCTTAAAGGAAGATAAATAAAGTTAATATTTATAATTAGTAGTTAACTATACAAAACATAAATGGCTAATATTAAGCATAATAAATTCCGTAATACAGGTATACTATTTGAACTTCTCGTAAGAAAAATTACAGCTGATACAATGTCTAATCATGACTCTAAAGCTGTATCTTTAATTAAAAAATATTTTGTTAATACTGAATTATCTAGAGAAAATAAATTATATCAATCATTATCAAAAACTCAGAATATTAGTGAAGCCAAAGCTGAATCTATTATTTCTACTATATTAGAGATAAACAAATCTTTAAATCAAGTTAAATTATCTAAAGAAAAGTATAATTTAATTAAAGAAATTAAATCTAATTTTGATATTGATGATTTCTTTAAAGCTAAGATTAATAATTATAAATTATTGTCTTCAACTTATACCTTATTAGAAGCTAATTTATTCCCTTCCCATCATATTGATACTATACTTACCTCTAAAATGAATATTTTGGAGCATATAGCTCAATCTCAACTTGTAAAAGAAATACAACCAACAGTAAGTGAGTTTGAAACTTTAGATAAAGGTACTCGTGCTTTAGTTTATAAAATAATGCTAGAGAAATTTAATACTAGATTTGAAACATTATCCAATGATCAGAAAGAAGTATTAAAAGAATATATTAATAATATTTCTAATACTACTAATCTTAAAAAGTATGTAGATACTAAATTTACATCTTTAAAAGAATCTCTTTTAAAATTATTACCTAAAATAGAAGACGCCACAATTAAAATTAAAGTAAATGAGACAATAAATCTTATTAATCCTATTTTAGAATCTAAAACTGTAAAAGACGATAATATTGTTGCTTTATTACAATACCAAGAGTTGCACAATGAATTAAAAAAGATTCATAATGGAAAAAAATAAACTAAAAGAATTAGTAAAATCTTATATAGATGAAATGTCTGCTACAACAGGTGCTGGAGGATTTATGGGTAAAATGATGGTTAAAAATCCTCAAAAAGAAGGTACTACTAAAACTTTTAATCGTAACCCTGCTCGTACTAAAACTGCACAAGATGTTAACTCACCTACTGGGTTTGAATCAATGCCTGATTCTGCTAAAACTTACATTAAAGGAAAATTTAGAATAATTAAACCTGAGGAAAGAATTGATGCTAAAGATTTATGGAAAGAAGAATCACTTAATGAGGTTCGCTATTCTCAGTTTAAAACTCAATCTAAAACTCGTTCCCCTCAAGAACAATTACATATGGGAGTTAAAGAAATATATCGTAAATTAGACGAAATTAATAAATTAGTTGAATTTACATCTCGTATGAAGACAGAATTAAAAGGTGACGCTGATGAAATGAATTTTTTAAAACGTACTCATAATTCACTATTTAAAATAAACGAGAAAATTCAATTAATTAACGATAAAATAAAAGGTTTAACTGAATAATGGCTACAAAAATAAAATCCAACTCAACAGGTACAAAAACTGAAGTATCTAAAATAAAAAGACCGGGTGTTCATGCAAAATGTAAAACATCTAAATTAAAAAGTTCTAAAAACTATAGAAAATTAAACAGGGGACAAGGAAAATAATATTTATACACATGACAGTTCAAAACTTATATACTCAATATTTAGATGGTAAAGTAACCAAAGCTAAATTTCTTTACGAGGTGCGCAGAGATCAAAATCTTACTATGATTTCACATCATAATAA